GATGAGCTAATGGCGGTATGTGATGGTGGCCCTTGCTGGATTTGAACCAGCGACCTGGCGATTATGAGTCGCTCGCTCTCACCACTGAGCTAAAGGGCCGGGAGCAGAATAATAATGGTGCGTAATTAATTCTGCAATCTCATCCGTTTCAAACGATTAAATCCTGAACTTCCCTGACTGTCTGTTCAAAACGTCCGGTCTCCAGCTCAACACCAATCGCACGACGCCCCAGTGCCATCGCCGCTTTTACCGTTGAACCTGAACCCATAAAAAAATCTGCAACCAGGTCTCCCGGACGACTGCTCGCGTTGATTATCTGCTGCAGCATTTCTGCCGGTTTTTCGCACGGATGTTTTCCTGGATAGTACTGCACCGGTTTATGCGTCCAGACATCGGTGTACGGAACCTGCGCCGTCACACCGAAATACCGCCGCAAATTTTTATATTCACTCAGCAGTTCCGTATACTGCCGGTTCAGCTCACTGTATGTGCTGACCAGCTGGTGGTGTGGCTTTTCCAGTTCCCCGCGCTGATGTTTTTCTGCCGCAACACGCGCAAACAACGCCTGCAATTTATTGTAATCACCCTCGTTCGGTAACTGCCACTGACTGGCACCAAACCAGTGCGAAGCCATGTTTTTCTTTCCGGTGGCTTCCGCTATCTGTTTTGACGTTATTCCCAGTGATTTACGCGCATCACGAAAGTAAGAAATCAGCGGGGCCATGACGTGCTGTTTTAGCTCGCGCCCCTGTGCCACATAGCCATCATCTTTCGGGCGATACGGTCCCTGATAATGTTCTGCAAACAGAATGCGCTCTGTTGCCGGAAAATACGCCCGCAGACTTTCCTTATTGCACCCGTTCCAGCGTCCGGACGGCTTCGCCCAGATAATGTGGTTCAGCACATTAAAGCGCTCACGCATCATGATTTCGGTGTCAGATGCCAGGCGATGACCACAGAACAGGTAAAGACTTCCGGCAGGCTTCAGTACCCGCCAGAACTGCGCCAGACACTGGTCCAGCCATTTCAGGTAATCATCGTCGCCCTCCCACTGGTTATCCCAGCCCTCGGGCTTCACTTTAAAGTATGGCGGGTCTGTGACTATCAGATCGACAGAGTTTTCCGGTAAGGTCTGGATAAATTCCAGGCAATCAGCGTTGATTAACTCACAACTGGATATTTTTACAGTATTAATCATAGATCAATAAGCACTTCTCTGATAGGCTCATACCGCTTTTGCGCAAAGCAGATGGGCCTGAGGTTTGCTTGTGACCCCAACGCATGAGCAGATGGCTGGCAGGTGCCGCTAACACCCACCAGCCGCCCATTACCACAAATTAAAAAACCTTCACTGAGGAAGGCGTCTGTAACAACCGAACTGATAATCTGCCAGACCCGCCATAACAAGCTGAGTCAGTATTAACTGGCAGCGTTCGCGTGAAAGGTAAGTATTCTGCGCAATTTCCCCGACGGTCGCCGGTTCGGTGACGCTTAATTCATTAAACACCACTCTGGCGGTTTCGGTCATATCCTGCTGTTTTAGCATGCCTTTTTCCCTTTTCCGGTTAACGTGACATACCAATACCTCTTGTCGAAAAAGCCAGCAAGCTGAAAGACCGGCATTCGCAACCACCAGCGCGTTTAACGTACTGCATCAATTTTCGAGCATAAAAAGACCGCCTGAGGGCAGCCTTTTTACATTAAAATTAAGTTTTCTTTAACTATGTTGTATGTGAAATTAGCATTCCCTACTGAGTTTATACAACTAATCTGACGTCACACGCACCATTATACTTACTAAAGAAAAGTCATCATCAGGTCCGGCTCTCTCTATACGACGCAAAATGCCATTAGAAAACTTCTGACTATTACTCATCGTATTTGATGTAAATCTGGGGCGTTTTTCCCAAACGTTATGAACCCCATCAGACATGATACACAGATGATATACCCCGTTAATACTAGGTAAATCTTTCCATGTGATAAAATCACAGTCGTATTCCATATCAACATTTGAGGCTATAGCCGTCGTTAAGATATTTTTGCCCGGTTTATCCTTCAAATCTCTGGGTTTAAAAATATTCTGATCAATTAGCATCTGATGCCTGGTATCGTCCTTCGTCAATTGGTATGCTTTCTTCTCTCCAATGCAATACAAACGACAATCACCAATATGACCAATAATAATTCCGCTATCACAAACATAACAAAACGTAAGTGTAGTAGCAGCTTTATCGAACTCATCATTAACATCAGCTAACGACATAACCTTTCGCTTAACTTCATCAAATACATCCGGAACTGTGTCAAAAGATAAGCTTGTCAATGCTGAAAGTTCAGCAATTGCCATTGATGAAGCCTGACTGGCACCAGTGTATGAACCTACACCATCAGCTACGGCAAATAAGATGCCATCCCCTACAATTTTGGGAGGAAGCAATGAATCTTCGTTGACCCTACCTGGTTCTTTTGGATACGAGAATGATGAAGTCGCTATCAGCTGAATCATGACTCACTCCTTAAAAAAGAATGCACAAAATCAAACGCCACATCATCTATTGTCTGATATCTATCATCTTTATCCATCCTGGTACACTTCGCTATGATAGGCTTTATTTTTTTATCATCTAAATTTAAGTCCTCAATTAACCGCCCCACCGCATAAACATCAGTCTTAACTGAATACTCGGCATTATATAAAATCTCGGGAGCCATATATCTTGTACTTCCCATACGGGTACCGATCTCGGTCAATTTAGTGGTATCCCCTTCGGGATTTGTATCTTTTACCAGACCAAAATCAGACACCTTGTATGTTCCGTCGCTAAATCGCAAGACATTAAATGGTTTTATATCTCTGTGTAAATAGCCTTTCGCATGGATGTGAGCTACACCATCTAATACCATTTTCACTATTGAAATTTTTTGATCTGTTGTAAGAAGGTTGTTCGTTATTTCGTGCTCAAGATCACATTCTGCTTTATCCATAATGAACCATGGATTCTCGGCAAACAAATCGCACAAATAAATAGGAACAATATTGCTATGTACGCAATGTGATTGATACACGACCTCCCTTTTAAAACGCCTTCTAAACTGCTCTATTTGCGCCAAAAGCTCTGGTTTTTCGGGGGCTAAAACCTTTCTAGCATAATCCCCACATTCACCCTTGTTGAGGTTGTAAACCTTAACGTGTTCAACAAAGCCAAATGCACCCCTTCCAATCAACTGAATTCGTTTTATAAAGTAATTACCGTGCTGTTCTTCCATTAAGCTCACCGACCTAAATTGTAAGAATATCCATATCTTACAACTACAGATAAAAAGGTCCACAGAGTTAAGCAAAAAACCCGCATTTAAGCGGGTTTACACACTATACGGCAAAATATCACATTTACATAAAATGTATGCGATTTAATTGACTTTTGCAATATCTCGTCGTGAAAAGGTCGCTTTTTGTTGCGATCTCATTTTCACGGTGCAAATCAAGGATTCTGTATCGAGTTTCTTAAAAATGTCGCACATCTCACGCCAGTAGTTCGCATAATTATGGCTCCAGTTGTCAGGCTTAACTCCACACAGTCTGGCAAGTTCCTGTCGCTGGTAGACGTCACGCCCAGTAATCCTCCCCCTGACATCCTGCGCCGCCAGCCAGATTAATTTCTTCAGACGCTCAAGCGTTTTCCCTGTAATTTTTCTGGTGCCAAAATGCACCTGAAACTTATCCCACGCCCATTTCGCAATGACCACCTGATAATCCCAACTCGGATTTTCACTGTATACCCACAGCACCCACGCCTTCTGATGCTCTTCAAGAGACAGAACGGCGCGTCGCCATGATGATGTCGAAAACTCAACCGGACTGACCAGGGCAATTGATGAACCTTTCGCCAGCGATTGCTTTCCCGGGATCGGTGGATTATCCAGCGTTACCATTTTTCCAGTGACCTTATCGCGGTACCGGATTTTTTTACGTCTGTAACGCCCTGTATCAAACATGGCATTCTCCTGCCAGGCTTCAAGCTGACCTTTTGTTGCCCCACTCAAATCGGCGGTGGCGATAATGAGCTGCTCACGAACAAACTGTAAATACTGGTTATTCATGCGCACTCCAGCTCTGTGATTTTTATCCCCAACCGACCACCAGGAACAGGCAGTCCGCGCACAATATTGATTTCATCAAACTGCTCGTCGTCGATAAGCAACCCCGCATGTGTCAGTGCATCCAGTGGTGCTTTCAGAATATTGTCCAGGTCACGACGGCGCTTATCCGGTGGCTCTGCAATAATCTTTATCGCCAGCCGTCCGGACAGGTTTAATTTCAGCCGCTGCTCGCGAACAATTAGCGCCACATCCCGGCGATAACGCTCACCGGCTTTTGATACAAAATATGTGTTGTCACGACGTCGCCAGTAGGTGTTCACCGTTGGCGGATAAGGCAAAACAAACTCTATACGCATCAGTAACCTCTTTTACCCAAGCACGCCGGTTGCAAAGGCGTGATCAAGAAAATGAAAAATTAAATCAACCTGGGAACCATGCTTTTCTTCGAATGCCAGCGGATCCGCATGAAGCTCGTTGTGATGCTCCCGACACAGCGGTAGTGTGAAAATATCGTGGGATTTTGTTCCCATTCCACCCTGACCGTGGCCTATCAAGTGGTGGGGATCATCAGCAGGCTTTCCACAACATGCACACGGCTGTGTCTTAACCCAGCGCGTGTATTTCTCGTTAAGCCAGCGGCGACGTTTAGGTCGTTTCATGAAAGATTCCGGAGACTCCGGCTCAACGGCAATGCTGACCACCGTCTTTTCCTGTGGCGGGTTTTGCTGGTGGGCGTGAGGCAGCGGCGCAATATTTTTTGTGCGCTGCTTCAGCATGCTGGTGGCAGTCTGCTCTCCCGGCACGATGTCGCTCTCGCGGTATACTGAGCGAATTTTTTCCGCACGTAACCCCAGAGAACGACGTAATGCTGCCTCTGGTAGCGCGTCCGCCACCTGATTGCAGACCGCCCACCAGGATAATTCAGCCAGCGATAATTCCCGCTCCTGCGTGCCATTCATTGCATGGCGTATGACGTCAATCATCCATGCTGACAGGTTTTGATGAGCAAGTTGCTCGAGTGATTCGGAAGTCTGGTCACGCAGCTGGTTGTCGCAGTGCCAGCACAACACCATTGCACCGGTACCGTAACGATGTATGACGGTTTCGCTGTGATGGTAGTCACCATGAGGCCACTGGCAGGATTTAATGTGGCGTAACAGCCAGTCAGACAGTGCACCAGCACCACCAGCAGCACGAATCACCCGCTCATCGCTGAAAAATGGCAGTAGTGATTTATCCTCCGCCAATGGCTGGCGAACGGCAGGAACGACTCCGGACGGCAGACCGCGCATGCTTTTCGGTTCCGGCTCCACCAGTACACGACCGCTGCGGAATACCTGCATGGATTCACGACCAGGCTTAAGGACCACCAGCCCAAGTTCCGGTACCGGAACAGATCGAAGTAATACCCGCACGTTACCTCCAGAACCGTTGCTGGAATGTGCGGGACGGACGCGGTGGGCGTTCGGAATAAGGGAGTCTGACGTAGATTATCCA